AGACGCCAAACCAAGCCCATCGAGGGCGGCTCAATCGTTCGCCAATTCGGGACTGTGAAGGATGGCCGAGCGGTGATTGCGACCGAAACGCCAATTGACATCTACGATCAGGATCGCGGGTGGATCAAGCAAGTATTGCTCATGGATGGCGTCCGGTTTCGCAACGATAAAAAGCAATTGCCTATTGTCGACAGCCACAACGACAAGACAGTACGCAACGTCTTTGGCTCGATTCGCAATATCGTAATCGAGGGCGATGAGCTTCTAGGCTCTCCTGATTTCGCAAGCGATCCAGACTCGCAGACTGTCGCAACCAGATACACCGAAGGACACCTAAATGACTTCTCGATTGATGCCCAGATTCTTGAGCGTCAATTCGTTCGAGAGGGCCAAACGTACACCACCCGACAAGGCAAGGTGATTGAGGGTCCAGCGGAAATTGTTACCGCATGGGAACCGCATAACGCTTCGATCTGTGCAACGGGCGCGGATCCGAATTCTACTGTTCGCAGGTCTTATGACCAGGAAAGGGTTGAACGTATGGACGAGTCGCTTTTGGCAACTCTCAAGGGGCTCGGGTTGCCAGAAGGCATGACCGATCCAATGCAGATCATTGTTTACCTCGCAGGCAAAGCAGCGGGGCAAGCCGATTCCGACGATGCTCCGATGGGCCAAGTCGAATCGATGGCAGGCATGGAAAAAGAGCCCGAAGAAACTATGCGGGCCGAGACCCCTCCAACCGAAGACACCGAAAAGAAAGTCGAAGCCGAAGTTGCAAGGCAACTCAAGGCCGCCGACGACCGACGCAAAACAATCGTTGCCCATTGTACGTTGGCAAAGCTTGAGCGTAGCTTTGCAGACGCTTTGGTTGACGATCCATCCGTTACCGTTGAAATCGCTCAAGAAAGGATCATCCGAAAGATGGCCAGTCAACCACTAGGCGGGGCCGTCGAGGGCTCCAGTTTCAGCGTGACCGAAAGCGAGCACGATAAATTCATGGCTCAAGCTTCGGCGGGTCTTGTGCAGCGATGCTGGCAAGGCCAGATCAAAAAGCAAAAGGCCCCGGATGTTCAAGGCGCGGAACACTTCCGTAACCTTGGGCTTTATCGGCTTGCTGAGGCTTGCGTCCGGCGAATGAACGTCAACCCAGAGCGACACAACAAAGGCGATGTTGTTCGCATTGCGATGGGCCATCAAGGGACAATGGATCGATTCAATATCCGTCGATCGAACGACGTTTACCACACCAGCGGATCGTTTTCGAGCCTGCTTTTGGATGCGGCCAGCAAGACCCTCACGGCGTCTTACGTCGAGGCCCCATACACTTGGGACCAATGGGTTCGACAAGCTCAGTCGGTTGACGATTTCAAGAATATCAACCGAATCAGCCTTGGCGAATCGCCAAACCTTGAGGTTGTCCCCGAAGGCAAGGACTATCCAGAGGGCAAGGTTGTCGATCAACGCAAAAGCTACAAGGTTGAAAAGTACGGTAAGGAATTTACCGTAACTTGGGAGACCGTCATCAACGACGACCTCGATGCTCTTTCCCGCATCCCAGCGATGCACGGCTCGGCGGCTCGTAGGACGCAGGAAAAGGCGATCTATGACGTATTCCTGTCGAATCCGACCATGCCCGATGGCGTGGCTCTTTTCTCGGCGTCGCACGCTTCCGGCACTAACCTTTCGGGCGGTGCTGGGGCTCCATCCAAGGCGACCCTCGACAAAGCCTTTGAGGTAATGGGTAAGCAGAAGGGGCTTAACAGCGACGTCTTCCTCGGGCTTACCCCGTCGATCCTTTTGGTGCCTTTGGCTTACGCCGGGACTGCATTGGAGCTTGTCAATTCGACGGCATCGGTCGAGAGCGAAAAGAATAGCGGCGTCTCGAACCTTTACGGTCGCGGCGGTGCTCGGCAGTTGCGAGTTGTTGCAAGTCCATACTTGGATGCCAATAGCTCGACCAACTGGTATGCAATCGCCGACAATAGCCTGATCGACACGGTTGAAATCAGCTTCTTGAGTGGCGAAGAATCGCCGGTGCTCGAAAGCGATTACAACATCCGAAACGATTCGTACATCTACACGGTTCGCCAGTCGTTCGCAGCGGCCGCTATCGAGCATCGAGGCGTTTTCGCAAACCGTGCGTAGTGTCGATTGATTTCTAGCCCCTGGGCGATTGCTTGGGGGCTTTTTGGGACGGCAACAAAATTCACAAAACAGGAACATAAGAACATGGGCGACATGCGTGACTTTCAAATTTTTTACGATGATTTCAACGGGGCGGTAGCAACGTTCCCAACTTCGGCAGACCCGGCAACCGCTTGGCTTGTTGATGACACATCATCCTCCGGGGCTCCGACCTACTCCAAAGGGACTAGCGAAGCGACCCTAACGCTTGCATCCACCAGCGAAGTCGAGAATGTTTGCTTGCACTTCAACGATGCGCTGGACTTCGACATCGACCTGATTCAGCGTCTTGAGATGCGGGTGAAGATCGGAGCAGCTACCTTCACGAGCGGTTCAATCCTTTGCTTCGGTCTTGGCTCGGCTCGAAACGATACCGCCAACGACGTAGCGGCCAATGCTTGGTTTCGCATGGAGGGCGCAAGCAGCACAACGCTTGTTTACCTGGAAACCGACGACGGGGTGCGCGACAACGACGACATCTCCAGCGGCGTAACCCTTGGGACCACGTACAAGGAATTTGTGATTGACTTCACGGGCGGCAAAAGCGATGTCAAGTTCTACATCGACGGCCAGCGAGTCGGCGCGACAACCACCTTCGATATGAGTGGCTACTCCTCGGGATTGCAACCGCTTGTTCAGTTGCAAAAATCGTCCAGTGCCAACGTCGATTCGGTTGTTGTCGACTACTTCAAGGTAACTTGCAAGCGAGCCTAATCGATGAGCTTGCGCGATACCATCATCGAGGATGCCAAGAACGTCTTCGCCAACCCGCAAGACTTCGCCGAATCGATCGTTTACTACAAAAGAAACGGTCGGTCGAGGAAAATAAACGCGGTAGTTGTGCGAGACGATTCCTTGCAGCTTCCAGAGGCGTCAGACCTAGTAACCCCACGGTTTATGGTTTACGTCTCGAATGATGGATCAGAAGGCATCGAGAGCAAAGAGCTAGACCTCGGCGGGGATCAAATTGGACTATCCCCCCGAGTTGGCGAACCGGTTGAGCGGCGGTCTATTGTTCGACTTGTTGAGCATGACGAAGGGATGTTAGTTTTAGAGTGTCGCTAGCAATCATCGAACTCATCGCGGTTGAATTGGAATCCAGGCTATCGGCTATGGTGGGCGATTCGACTACGTACCCAACCGATGTCCAGGAAGTAAAGCGACCTACTCGATTCGCAAACTACACGCCGATCGATCGCCAGATCATCGTTACCCAGGGAGCTCAAAACGAAGTCCCTGAGTTATCTTGTCCGGGCAATCCTCCGGCGGTTGCGTTGGCTCAACAGTTCAATATCCGCCTGGTTTTGATGCCCTCAGAGCGAAGCCAAGACGCAATCGACACGCTACTAAATCAATTTGGGTCAGATGTTCGCAAGTGCATCTGTAACCCGGCTAGTTCCTGGCACACGTTCGACGGCAACGCTTTGTTTGCTACCTTCGGGACCAAGATCAACTTTACGTCCGATGGCGGTATCGACGGGGCGAACATGCAGTTGATCGTAACCTATCGAGTCGATGAAGACGATCCGACAGTGAGGCGATGACGCAATGATAATCGACATCCAGGCACACGAAGAAAAAGCGAAGCTCGCTGCCGAGCGGGTAATCAACTACGCCGATGGGCTAGAGAAGGCTTTTAGTAATCGCATTGACGAAGCGACAAGGGACGTAAGGCGGCGAACTCAGCGAGAAATCGTTACAGCGATGGCCGTTGAAAGGGTCGAGGAGCTTAGGTCTTTTTGCGTTGACGAAAAGATAATCGACAACGTGCTAGCCAAGGAATCGATACTGAAAATCGACGACACGTTTACCGTACCGCTTCGGGCATTCAAAGCACGGCAAACGGTCGAAGGGGTCGAAATTGAATTCGTTCGAGGCACCCCGGCAATGGTATTCGATGGGGCTTTCGGGCCAAAGATTCCTAAGCTAGGCAAAAACGTTTACAAGCGACTCGGGCGGGCTCGATTCCCAATCCAGAAACTAAGAGACTTGCAAGCAACCAAGATTGAGGGCGTCAAGGATGCTTTTGATCGCGGGGCGGCTCAGGCTAAATCAATAATGGTTCGCAAGCTCAAAGAGGCCAAACAGGACGCAAACGACATACTCGGAAGGGACAAACATGTTACTTAGAAAAAAGACCGTTTTGGGTGCCAAGATCGAATCGACCGTAGGCACAGCCGAAACGATCGCGGCAGCGGATTGCACGGTGAATGCTTACGACCTAATGATTAACCCAGAGTCTCCATTCGAGGAACGGCAAGGCCAAGGCGGTTTCGGTCGCTTAACCTCGATCCCAGGGGCCAGAATCGGCAGGGCTACATTCTCGGTCGACCTTGCCTACGATGGCTCGGCAGTTCCGGCATGGGCTAGCACGTTTCTTCCGGCTTGCGGCGTTGTTCTTTCAACGGCAACCTACTACCCAAAAACCGAAGTTCCGGCATCGGGGAGCAGCGTAAAGACCCTCACAATTGCGGGGTTCTTCGATGGTGTACGGCGGCGTATTTATGGCGCGGTCGGAAATGCTCGGTTCATCCTTCCGACCGGGAGAATGGGACGTGTCGAATTCGATTTCCAGGGGGTCTACGATGACGAAGCAGACGCAGCGATTCCAAGTTCGATCAACTACGTCAATACGCTACCCCTTCGCGTTGCAGGCGGTGCAACGTCTTGGGCGTCGACGAATATCTGCCTTGAGTCGGCAACAATCGACCTGGGCAACGTGATTACCGCTAGGGAATGCTCGACCTCAGCGGCAGGGGTTGATAGCTTTGTCGTCACGGATCGCAATCCGCGAATTACTGGCAACCCGGAATCCAAGTTAATCGCCACTCAAAACCGATACGGCCAATTTCGCGACGGGACCGAAGCCAGCCTATCGTTTACAATCGCGGGACCAACGACCTCAACGCTTGTCTTTACTGTCCCCAAGGCTCAGATTGTTGCTAAGCCAATGGGCGAACGCAGCGGAATCATGGCCGACTTGATCGAATGGCAAGCAAACAAAAACGTGGACGCTTCGGATCAAGAATTCTCAATCGCTTTTAACCATGCAGCCTAATACATTCACAGACAAAATCGACGGGTGCGACATCGAGTTTACCTTGAACCGCCTCAAGTTCCGAAAGACCGAACAGGTCTTGGG